CGGGCGCTGCTTCCTGTACGACCACTTCGGGTCAATGGATCCCGAGCACCTGATCAACAAGATCAGATACCTGGCTGACGGGGAAGGTGCTGACGTCGTCATCCTTGACCACCTCACCATCGTCATCAGTGGCCTCGCTGATCTCGATGAACGCCGAGCTATCGACGTCACCTGCACCAAGCTCCGCCAGGTCGTAGAGCAAACAGGCATCGGTCTCATCCTGGTCTCACATCTCAAGCGACCGGAGGGCCGCGGCCACGAGGAAGGGGCCCAGACTTCCCTCTCTCAGCTCCGCGGAAGCCACGCCATAGCCCAGCTCAGTGACCTTTGCATTGGGGCAGAGCGGAACCAGCAGGGCGACGTCGCTGAACGCAACGAGCTACAGCTGCGTGTCCTGAAGAACCGCTTCTCCGGGCAGACAGGGCCCTGCGACAAGCTGCTCTACGACCAGGACACAGGTCGACTGGTCATCCCCATGTCCCATTACTTCGGCACCTAACCCACCACCATGAACTGCCCTGAATGCAACTGCGACGTTCTTCGCACCACGATGACCAGGCACTACCGCAAGCACGCCGTCATTCGCAGGAGGAAATGCACGTCCTGCAACCACGCCTGGTACACGATGGAAACCCAGATCCCGAAGGATGCCGTCGCCCATAACCGCACCTACGAAGGCATGTCCACCTTTGGCCTGACCAAAGAGTTCCAAGGCCTGGCCTACCGCCAATGACTGCATCCTTTGTTCACTGCACTCCCGACGCTGAGCTGCTCATCGTCGACATGGCACGGGTCAGCAACCCAAACAACCAAGGCAACTACGAGACAGCACCTCGCCTGCTGCAGTACCTCATCAAGCACAAGCACTGGTCGCCATTTGAGATGGCATCCATGTGCCTGAGGATCCAGACCGAGCGGGACATCGCCGCCCAGATCCTGCGGCACCGCTCCTTCTCCATGCAGGAGTTCAGCCAGCGGTACGCCGCGGCCTCCATGCCAGTCATCCCTGCCCTACGCAGACAGGACGACAAGAACCGCCAATCCAGTCACGACGACCTGGACCCTGAACTCAAGGCACGCTTCACCAGCCAAGCAGCCCACCTCGTAGGCCAGGCCTATGGCATCTACGAAGGGATGCTCGCCCAAGGCGTGGCCAAGGAAACAGCACGGCGGATCCTTCCCCTCTGCACACCCACCACCCTCTACATGCACGGCACCCTGCGCAGCTGGATTCACTACATCGAACTGCGCACTGAGCAAGGCACGCAGCTGGAACACCGCCTGATTGCTGAGGCCTGCAAGGACATCTTCTGCACCCAATTCCCCTACACCGCCACTGCCCTCAACTGGCTATGACCCTTCTGATCGACGCCGACTGGCTGATCTACACCGCCTGCTCCGCCTGCGAAACCGACATCCGCTGGGATGAATGGATCAATACCCTGCACCTAGAGCAGGCCGACGTCCGTGACTTCATCTCCAGCAAGGTCGCCTACTGGAAAGAACTGACCGGACACACTGACGTCGTCATGTGCCTGTCCGACTACCCGTCCTTCCGGCACACCATCTACCAGGACTACAAGGCCAACCGCATCGGCAAGCGCAAGCCCCTTGGCATCAGGGACATCAGGCTCTACGTCGAACAGGGCTACCCGACCCGCACCATGATCGGCCTGGAAGCTGACGACACGCTCGGCATCCTTGCCACTGGTGGGCAGTACCAAGACCCGATCATCGTGTCCATCGACAAGGACATGCGCACCCTGCCCTGTCAGTTGCTGGCCAACGACACCGTCGAAACCATCCACCAGGTCGACGCCGACCGCACCTGGATGATGCAGGTGCTGACCGGCGATACCTCCGACAACTACGCAGGCATCAAAGGCCACGGCCCTGTCACTGCAGCCAAGACATTGGCTGATGCAGTCACCCTCAAAGACCTATGGGGCAAGGTCGTTGCTGCCTACAAGAAAGCAGGCCGGTCGTACTCCGACGCCCTGCTCAATGCACGCCTGGCCAGGATCCTCCGCCATGGCGACTACAACTACGACACCAGTGAGGTGCTGCTCTGGGATCCAGATACCGACGTCAGGATGAAGGACGCTGAGTAGGCATCCCAAGCGTGTCGTAGATCTGCATCAGCCTGGGATCCTGCATCGGTGCCTTGCCCTGGGGGATGTCCTCCTTGGCAATCCGCATGGCAGCCATGGCCTCAGTCATCCCTTGACCGAGGCCAGTACCTACACCAGCAGCACCACCACCAGCCATGGCAGGTGAGCACATCAGCGACCCCTCCGCTTCTTCGACATACCAGCTTCGCTCAATGCAATAGCCAGTGCCTGCCTGGGATTCTTCACGACAGGGCCACCCTTGCCGCTGTGCAACTGGCCACGCTTGTACTCCCGCATGACCTTGGCCACCTTCTTCTCGCCCTTCATTGCTTGACCTTCCTGGATACGACGCCGGCCAGGATCTCAATGACCCGGTAGATCTTGACCACCAGCTTGCTGTACTTGCTCAGCCGCTCGTTGTCCTTAGGTGTTGGTGTCATGTTCACCCACACCAATGCCGCACCATGCAGGGCTACTGCAAGGGCGACGTAGTCAGCAACCCGATCCATCGTGTTCGTGGTGTTGGCCTCTACTAGCCTGCCAGGCCTCGCCAAGGTTGTCCGCTGCCTCCCTGGCCAGCCACTTACTGATCGCTGCCTGCTGGTTCCACGCTTGATTCAAGATCTCAGCAGCAGCTAGCAATCCCTCCCAGTCCTCATCCTCGTAGAGATCCAATAGCAGACGCTGCGTCGTCTCTTGCCTTAATGAGATCTCCAGTGGGATGTCCAGCTGGTTCATTCCGGGTGCAGTGTCCGGGCTTCCAGCATCGTGACCCGTTGCTCCACACTGTTCAACCGGCTAAAGGTTTCTTTCCGGTCAGCCTTGATGTCGACGTGCAGCTGCTCCAGTCGCGTCGCCACGTTGTCCACGCTGGCCGCTAGCCGGATCACTGCATCCCTTCCTTCCCTGCCACGGGTGCCCATCGAGCCGATGCCCATGGCGCCGACGGTGATAGCTGCACCGACGACAGCTGCTGCTACCTCGATCATCGGCCAACAGATTCCTGCTGCAGCCTACCGACAAGGAAAAGGCCGGCAATTACCGGCCCTGCCCCCTGCTCTTCTTGCGACCAGGTCGTGTCTTGGTCCTGACGGAGTTGCCGATACTTGTCTTCTTGTACGGCGCACGAGAGACGTGCTGCACCTTGGCGGTGCCAGCCTTTGCTTTAACTGCCATCAGGGAAGCCCGAACAGTTCCTTCAGTTCCGCCACGGTCAACCCAGCCGCTTCCAGCTTCTGCTCAGTGGTGAGCACTGGGGCGGGTTCAGGTTCAGGGGCAGGCAAGGGGGTGTTGCCTTCATCGAGCCACTGGAGAAAGGCGGCGTAGTCCGAACTATCTGGAGTCAGCAGCGTCGTTGTAACTGAATTATCAGTTTCTGTAACAATGTATTTGCCAAACTTAGTCTGAAGGTAGGTCGTGGTCATCTCAAAGCTCCGATGAAACGATAATTCGACCGCTGCTTGTCAAGACTCTTAAGTTTGCTGAAGTACCAAGGCCGTGCGATGTTTTGGTTGCAGTAAGGACTCCTACACCTGTTGTAAGTGTAAATCCAGTTTGATTTGCGCCAGCCGACGACTGTACTGCCCAGTCAGTCCCTTGTGTTCCAACAGTAGTGATTGTGGTTGGCACAGTTCGCATTACAGAAGCATTTAAGTCAATAAGAAGCATAGTGAGGGTATTTGCGTCTCCATACAATCCGTTACCACCAACTGCTGCAAACTGAGCACCATTATTTCCCCAAGCATAGGCGTACCTCTGACACAACGCCAGCTCCTGCCCGTAGCTCCTGCGTTCAAACGGGGTGGCGACGGTGCCGGCTTCGAGTTGGACTCCGGTGATGTAGAAGGTGGCTCCGTTGGTGCCGACGACTGAGGTGGCTCCGGTGGCGGAGAAAAACGACGCGGCTGCCCAGCTGCCCGCTGTTCCACTGTTTGAAGAGCCACAACCAAGTGAGAAAAATAGTTCGATTCCCCTCCCGTTTGTTTTGTTCCACGTGCCGGTTGTATCCCCGGAAATTGTAACTGTCTTTTGTTCCCAAGTATTTGCAGCGCTAATTGTGTATGAAAAAGGGTATGATCTGGCTGCGCTTTCATTTCTTAGTGAACCTCCAAAAGTTCCCGTAAGACTTGAGCGCACCCAGAAAGAAATTGTTACTGATTGAGCGGATGGTAATCCAAAGCCAAGGTCTGCCGCGTTGTAGCCTTCTATTCTTTGATACAGAATAAAAGATTCAGCTGCACCTGGGGTGTATGCGCTCAAAGAAGTGGCGCCCAGATAAGAAGTAAAACCTGCAGGGGGAGTTACGGAACCAGCGTTTTGCTGAACTGAAAACTTTGAAGCTACACTACCAAATGCGGCCCAGCGATCCAGCGTGTAGGTGTCTGCGGCTGTAGATGTAATTGTCACACTCGCCCCGCCATTCCGCTGATCAATCCGCATATCACCGTTGATGATGCGGTTTCGGGTGCCACTCAGTGGTCCGCCGTTAAGGCTGCTGACTTGAGCTGTTGCACTGCCATCAGCAGCAAGCACGATGGCTGGAGAAGCCGCTGAGGCGTGTTGAAGGTTGGTTGTTTTAAGTGTGCTCATGGATCAAAACTCCCAGATAGCACGAACGCTTGCGGTGGAGTCAAACAACGCCGTGCCGCCAGCGGTGTTCAAACGTATCTTGTTCAAATTGCCGGACCCCGCCACGCCACTAATAAAGCCTGACACCCAAAAGTGCGCCAAGGTGGCAGAGTGTTCGTGGAAAGAACCAGATGCTATCCATTTGCTGGTTGAATACTTGGAAAGCGTTATCTGTCCACTGATTTCATTGTTGGCGGCTGCAAACAAAGGGACGTCGACGGCAAATCCGTTTGTGGCTATTGACGCTTGGGAACTCCCCGCGCCCATCCCAGTTGTCCGCGAGTTGTAACCGCTTGTTATGTAGGAGCCACCGGTCTGCCCAACCTGAACCAAGATCTGGCTGGTGCCGTTAGTGCTGATGCTGCTCATCAAAAGAGTGATGCGCTTTGCCGTGTTTGGGATGCTCTCAGTGGCAACTATTGTGGTGTTACCGCCGAGGACTATTGACCCTTCCATGATGGCCGGAAAGTTGTCGGCCCAGTTCAATGCACCAGTGCCGTCAGTAGCCAGCACTTGACCACTTGAGCCATTGCCATTGGGCAGCACCAGTGTGTTGTTACCAGCCACTG